AGTAGAAGAGCCAGTTACCACACCTGTTGATGCGATGCTAACTGTTCCACTTGCTGTTTTAGAGTCTTTGTTGCCCCATAGTGCCATTTTGTGTCTCCTTAGATTTTGACTTTAATTTATTTATTCATTAGTTTAGAAGTGCCTGTAATCTTACGAGCACCAGATTTTGCCCCAGCTGGGCGAACACGACCACGCTTTTCAGCTGCTGGCTTCATTGGTTTATTATCATCAGCATCATCTGCTCCTTCTGGATCAGAGTAATTTGCTCCATAAGAACGACCTTTAATTTGAGTAACTCCACCTGGACCTGGAGTATACTCTAACATGAATTCTTTGTATGAAACTTTGTTAGAGATCAAATTACCTTCATCATCGAAAGATTCTTTAACTGCTTTCTTCGTATCTTTCCAACCTTCAACAGTCTCAGAACCAACACCATTTGGATGTAGTTTAACAACTGCAGTTTTAATCTTTCCAGGTTTGTCTTCTTTTTCTAGACCAGCGTATTGTGTACCTTCATTCATCTCAGAGTACAAATAGTCAGCTGCAGTTTGAATATAATCAGTGGCAAGAGTAATTTTAGATTGAACCCACTCTGGCAAATCAGTATCTGGTTTTAAACAATCTTCAATCATCTCAGCACAGCGTACCAATGTTTTCAACTGGTTCATGGCCATGTCGCCTTCGTAACCATACTCTTGCTCGTCTTTTTCTTCTGTTCGCATACGCAATCTACGATCAGCTTTCATCCCCATTGCAAAACGCTTTACGACTTTTTTAGGTGCTGCTGTAAAACCACTTTTTGGGTTTTTGTTCCAGTCAGAAACCTCTTTATCACCTCTATCAGAAACTGCTTTAAGTGCTGAACGACCAGCTGGTGTATTACCAAGTTCATCAAGTTGTTCAACTTCTTCGTTGGCTTGTTGCATTTTCTTTAATGCTTGTCCAGCTAAGTTATGAACTTTACCTTCTGGATTTTTCTTTGGATCAGATTTCTTCCAGTCGCCTTCGTATTTGAAAGAGATTAGTTTACCATTCTTATCTTTTTGTGTAGTCATCTTGTCTTCGTTGCGCAGAGCACGACCAATTGCTACATTATGATCCCTAGCAGTTTTATGTTTTGGATCAGCATCTGGAACTGGATTGTTAAGTTTATAACGAGCACCACGAGATGCGTCCATAGTCTTACGCATCATAGCATTTTCTTTATTGCGCTCTTCGATCTCTTCAACTTCTTCATTTGTTGGGTGACCATTGATTGGCTTGCGAGATGCTTTTAACGCTTGGTTCTCAGGTGTTCCCTTGATATACTTTTTATCTGGAACTGGTGCTACTGGTGCTTGTGGTTTACGAACTGGATCTGGAACATGATACTCATCATCTTCTCTTTCACGACGACCAAAACCACTACCACCATAAGCATGTCCATGACTTGGACCAGAGTAACTTTGATATCCTTCAGAGACACCATCTTTTTTCTTGTTAGTATCGTAGTAAGCACCAAGAGCCATTTTGATACGCTCTTTCTTAGACTTACCATCAAACTTTGGATTAGTGGAGTGCACAAAATCAGAAATGTAATCACCAGCTTTAGCATCTTTGGATAGAACTTCGTGGAGTGCATCTAAATCTTCTTGATCTAAATCGTCACCCATGTTTAAAGTTCTCATTTTATTAGCAACTAAAGCACCTCTGGCTTTACCAGATTTCATTAGATTGGTCAACTTTTGACGAGCGACTGACATATGACTAACTGGATCTAAAGAACTAAGTTTAGTCTTCATGCGACGAATCTCATCTAACTCTTCAGTTTCTTCTTTACGAAGAATCTTAAAGTCTTGTGAGTCAAGTTCACCATTGTGGTTCTTGTCCAATTTCTTTTGCTTACCCTTCAACGCTTCCATAAATGATTTGTATTCCATCTTATTCCCCAGTAGTTTTTAGGATGGATCTTAACATCCAGCCGTGTTTCTTATGTGCATCCAGTCTATCTGCCACGAAATTAGCAAAACCTTGCTCTTTCGCATCAGTGAGTAGATCGAATAACTTATTTAGGCGAACGATGCTTTCGTTGTTCGCTGCAAGTAAATCTGCAATCATTGTCTCTGGAGTGTGTCCAACATTACCTGCATCGATAGACTTATGGACATAAATCTCGTCTAGGTTTCTTGGAGCATACTCGTTCATTGCACGGAGTTCTTCTGCAAATGGATCAACTGCACCATACAGTTCCTCATACAAATTCTGGAAGAATTCGTGTAGCTGAGGGAAGTCTTTACCTTCCACATTCCAGTGATAGGAGTGTGCCTTGAAATACATCAAAAATGTATTGCTTAGGCAGACTCTTGCTTCTAGTACAGTTTCATTCATTTTAACAGTTCCACTTTCTAAGTGCGAGTGCTTTACGACTTGGCTCGCCATTTGGTTTCTTCATTGGACCTTCCATGCCACCCATTCGTGCACAGAAAGATTTTCTACGATTTGCTGCTTTGCTTCCAGCTTTTAATTTAGATGGAGGTGTAGTAACTGGTGCTTGTAAATTAGCACCTTTAGCATTGTATGCGTCACGACCCTTTTGTGTCAGACCACCAGTAGATGACTTATGTCCTTTAGCATCAACTGCATACTCTAATAACTGTTCGTCAGTAAACTCTTCGAACTTTTCCCAAAGAACTTCTGGATCGATATTATGTAATAATGCCAGTTCTTCAACAACAGATTCGATTAGATCAAACTGTGCTTCAACTTCTTCGTTCTTCGGTTTCTTACCTGCCTTCTTCATGGCGATAGCAGTTGCTGCTTGTTTCGCCCACTCAGATGCTTCGTTTGTTTGAGATGCCTTCAATGCTGCATCAGTTGGAGCACCTTCGCTTCCAGGCTTGCGCATATGTTCGCCAGAACCTGCTTTGATTCGTTTTTGTTTGGCATGGATATTGTCCCACAATCCACGCTTACCTTCTTTGATACAGGAACCTTCGGCACATGGTGCAGTTCCAGGTTTACGCTTGTAACCTTTCCAACAGTTACATGTTTCAGATAAATGATCTGCAAAAGATTTAAAATACACTTGGCATACTCCCTTTAGTAACTTTGCCGTGAGACATTCTAGACTTTTCTACTTTACGAACACGAGAAACTAATCTCTGAGCAACACGAGAAATAATATCTTTTCTCTTTGCCATTGTTTTTTCGATTCGTTCTTTTTCACCAACAGAAACTTTAGCAGGATCACGACCACGAAGCATTCTTTTCTTCATTAGTTTAATTGCTAATCTTCTTGCTCGTTTATTGATAGTTGCTGGGTTTGAGAATCGTTTTAATGCAATCTTAGTCGAACGACCTCGTTTAGCAGAAGTCTTACGAAGACGCATTTTACCTTTCATTCTTTCTACACGAGAAAGAACTTCCATTAAATCATACTTGGCTTCTTCTTGTAGTGGTGGAATCTCTTCACCATCTTCATCATAGACTAAAACAACTTCGTCTTCTTCATAAAGATCTTCAATGTCTTCATCAGTGACAGAGTTTACCATCTCATCAATGTCTTCTTCAGTAAAATCTTCTTTAAAGAATGGATCTTTTGACATTGTAGTATCTGTTCCAATTCCTGGACGCTCCTCACCACACTCACATGGATTCTTACCACAGTCTGGACAAACTACTTTCTTCTTGGCTTCTTCTAATTCTTCTTCTTTGACATATTGACCATGTTTCTTTAGATCATTATCAAATTGTTTAGTGGTTGCTTTGTTGATACCTTTGAATCGTTTGTCACCTTTAGCATAGTTACCAGAGGCATCAGCTGCTTTTGCAGATGCAGCAGAAGCTGTTTTATATCTTGCTAATAAATCAGTTGATAGTTCATCAATCTGAACTTCTTCATGGACTTTCTTTGTGAAGTCATTATGCATCTGTTTTAAATCTTCATCAGATGCATGTTTAACCATATGATGATAGTCACCATAGTGTTTATCAGATAATCTTTTAAATGTAGGAGATTTGCTACTTAGTGTATAATGTAAAGCACCACCGCTAAGTTTTCCTTCAGGATGATCACCTTCAATGTTTATATTCTGTGTATGTTGCAATATAGTTCTAGCGTGTTCGCTACGACTTTCATCGATAGATTCTTTAACAACATCTTTTGTATTGTAATTATAGAATGTCAAGAAACCTTTAACCTTACCAGTCGGTTTAGTGATATCTTGTTTAGCACCAGTATCTGAAGTAGATGGTTCTAACTTATCTGTGCCGTTTTGTTGTATAACACCTTCGTTCATTTCTTTTTCTTCCGTAGGTTTAACATCTTGAATCCATTTGGAAACAAGATTTCCTGACTGTTCTTTTAATAGTAAATGATTTGATCCTCGTTTAACTATTGTAAACAAATCACCATTTGATTCTACAATGTCACCTTCTTTAAAAATCTCTCCACGAAAGTATTGCTCACGGAGTTTATCTTTAACTAATAGCAACTGTTCTTTTACTGGTTCTAAACCTAAACCCATGCGGACATCGTTCATTAGACGACGACCATCAAGTTCACGAATGTTGCTTGGTAACTTTTTCTTAAATTCTTCGTACAATCCTTTAGTTGCTAACTGCTTCATTTTAGCAAAGTTAGCATCAGGATTCTTTTCCGTGATTGGAATAATTTGGATGGAGGTATTTTCTTTAACAAGTTTCTTTAGTTTATCGACTTGTTCGCTTCCAGTAACTATTACAATCTTCTTGTATTTCTTACCCAAATCTTCTAGAAGGTTATTAATCTTAGACTCATTTACAGATTTGAAATTAGTCTTAGGGAACATTAACTTGAGGTATTGTTCCTTCTTCTCTTCTTGAATTAGGCTATCTTTAGTGGATGCGTAGATGACATGGTCAGTATTCTTTTGCTCTGACAGTCTATTGACAGTCTTAACCATCAGTTCGTGTGCGCTAGTTGGAGGATCGAAATCTCCGAATGCACAAACTAAGGTTGTTGACGGTAATTCTTTGATTAGTTGTCTATAATCTTTCATACGATCCATCTATAAAGTAGTACATATTATTTAGGAGTTTGTATCCTTACATTACAGATAGTAAGCCCTGTGCTGCAGCAACGATCCAGCGCATGGCGATCTCGTCTGAGGCTAGTTCCTGTTGCGCTCTAATGTCAGCAATTTCTTGTAGAAGGAATGCGTACTCTTCAGAGGTTAGTTGTCCCTGAGCATAGTTTTCGTGAATCACTAACATTTCGTTTGCCAATGATGCTGCTGGACCACCTAGTCCAGCCTGTTCTCTTAATTCATTGAGGATACTCATTTTCTACCTTTCCAAGCATCGATGGCTACATCGGCTCGTGTTCTATTAAGTTTAACAATGCTCTCGCAGAATACATTACTCTTGCTATCTTTGGCTTTCTTCAATGCTTCTTCCATCTTTCCAAATGCATCGGATTGTGGATCACCTCGTTCAGCAGAGTAGACTTTGAGAGTTTCTACTTTATCCAAAACTGGTTGCCAGTTGGATTTGTCTTCGCAGTTTATCTTACTTAGTCCTACTTTAACATCGATGGCTTGACCAAACATAACTGGGTCATGTGGCTTAGGAAAGATTACTGCGCATCCAGATAATGCTACTGCTAGAATTAGAATTAGTTTCTTCATTTCATAGCCTTTCTAAGATCATTGTACAATTCATCTTTGTGTTCAGGTTTCATCTGTGAGGATAGATGAGAATGGAATTCTTGTTTCTTACCTGCTGCTGCTAACTCTCTTAGTTTAGTACCAGAGACACCAGCAACACCTTTGGCTTTTTCATCTCGTTCACCAGCATTCTCAAAGGAGATTTTCTTAAAGTTATAATAACCATGAGCACCCTTGACACCATTATATTTTTGAAGGAGATCAGCCATTGGTTTGCGATCTGAGCCACCAGCAAAGTGTAGATGAGTCACACCTTGTTTATGCATATCGGAAGCATGATGCAGTAAAGTTGGTTTATCTTTATCTGCAACTACAATATTAGTTCCAGGGAATGCATTCCTAGCATGTTTTAGTTTTTGTTCTGGAGATAAAGGATTCTTACCATCTTTAGTATCGTGTGAACCAGATAGAACTAGAGTATGATCAGCATTATATTTCTTTGCAGTGTCATGCATATGTTGAACAAGTTTCTCATGTCCAGCAGTCGGAGGATTCATACGACCAAATGCCATAACTTTAGATTTAAGAGAACCAGTCGCTGTTCGTTGTAAACCACCATCTGTTTCTGGCTTTGGTTCACCACGAGACTTCAATAGATTTTGACGAGCAAACTCTGCACGATTGACTAACTTAGTTGGCTCTGTTACACCATTGTGAGTATGATTGTATACGAAACCTTCTGGCTTCGAAGCAACACCACCGATGGCATGAGCATAACCACCTTCGTTTGTTTCTAGACTATTTACCAATTCATTCTTGGCATTGGCAAGATGACCATGCATCTTCAGCAAATTGTCGTAGTGTTCTTTGTTCTTTTCGATATGTTTTATCTGTGCACCAGCGTCATCGATAATCGCTTGTTTCTTGGCAGGAGTTTTAATCTTATCAAACTTCTTCTTTAACTGAGAAGAAACATGAGCAGAAAATCCTTCAGTGGAAGGTGTTTCGCCTGTTCGAACTGTTTGATTGATATATGTTGCTAGATGTCCTGATTCACCGCTATGCTCTGGATGAATCACTTTGTACATTTTGTCACCAGACTTTTCGTGAATCTGTTTTGCTTTGGATAATTCACCAAGCACTTTTTGTTGAGACTGTTCAGAATACTTTGCACCAGCAGCATCATAACTAGCAGTATGGTGGAACATATCTGGGCTATGACCAAATTCGCTCTCAGAAACATTACCAGTAGCACGCATATTGCTAAGGTTAGTGCCTTCGTATTTGGTATGAGTAACTACACCCATCTTTGACTTATTGATTGCTTTGGCTTTATCACCAGATGCAGTATAAGTAATAGTGTTTGGAGTGAAAGAAGTTTTATCACCTTCTTTATGTAGGTCGTTATGAGTATACATAACATCACCTTGATACACACCCTTCTTTGGAGCAATCTTTGGTAGATGTTCCAAACCTGCTTTAAGTTTCTCAACAAGACCTGGAGCATGCCCATGATTCTTTTCGATATCTTCAGGTGTATAATTTAACTTTGGATTTTTATTAAATGCAGACTTTGAAGCAACGAAGAATTTATTGTTCTCTGGATTATGACCATAAACAATAGATGGTGAACCATCATACTTCATTGTCAATTTGTTGGAGTTCATACCTTGTTTGGTATGAAAGTGTGCACCATGTAGAGCATTATACGCATGATTGAATCCTTCTGCTCCATGGAACAATGGACGATCCTCAGCGTGAGTGATGTGTTTTAGTTTTGCACCCTCTTCGGCTGGTGCACCTTCAGTTAAAAAGTCTTTAAATCCTAGCATCATATTACTATTATACCCTAAGTTGCAATAATTGTCAAGCAATAACCCTACAAAGTTGAGGGGATTACTGGAGTTTAAAAGTCCCTACTGCGCTCTTATGGGCTCCAGAGGATGATTTAATCGTGTAGCGAGCAGCAACTACTGGCTTACCAGTTTTAGCGTGGATACCTTTAATAGTAACCGATGTTCCTTTTCCTGGAACTACATGCAAAGAGTCTGGCTTGAATTGCGCTAGATGTTCATCGGCTAAACTGTGCATTGGTTTGATTACTGATTCTGCTTCTCCGCTTTCTTTAACTTTACTATGCACAACTGTATGAGGAATATGAGTATTCGGTGATACATTCTGACGAATAATATTCGCTAAGTCTTCTGGTTTATGTTGTGCCAATCCTTGAGCAAACGATTGAGTCATCTGAGTTCTTGCAGCAAGGTTAGAAGCACGAGCAGTTTCTGCTCTTTGTTTTGCTTGTTGCTCAAATGCTGCTTGTTTCTTTTCTGGTAGTGCATCGTGTGCTTGAATAAATTTCTCCAAGTGTTCATGCATGATTTTCTTTTTGCCAGATAGTTTCTTACCTGCTTGAATTGCAGCAAGACCTTCAGCATGTTTCTGGCGAATATCATTGATTGGCATCTCATCAATCTTAGTCTGGATATTTCTCTGATCAGCAGAACCATTATATCCTAGTTTCTCCATGGCATCAGTATGATGTTGCATTGGAGCAGCAAGAGCACCTGATGGTAATTTAGCAGTTTTCTCTAATGCATCAAGTCCTGGATTGCGATAGTTCGGCTCTTGTGAACCATACTTGGCAGAGATACCATGATGTCCAACTGGCTTACCTTCTTTATCATGTAGCGTAACAATCAAGTCAGCATTAGAGTTTACATCTTTAACACCAGTAGTTTTCTCGTGGTCACCAGCAACATTCGGTTTGTCAGCGTTGGATGTCCAATGAACATTACCAATGTGAGCATGGTCACCAATATGTCCTTGGTCTGCCATGCTTTTCTTAAATGCTTCTGCAGATTGTTTAGCGTGGCGATCAATTTCTGCATATGCTGCAGGTGGAATCTTTTCTTGTAGTTTATCGTGGACTTGCTCTGGTGTTCCAGCATGGTCTGGATTATCAGAGAATGAACGATGATGTTCTGGAAGTTTAGATTGTGGATGCAGATATTTGGCTAAAAGTAACTCGTGGAGTTTACCTTTGTCATCTGATTCGACAGCTGAAGACTCTGCTTCTAAGAGTAAATCTTCGTTTAGTGTTGATTCTTTAAGAAATGTTTTGAAATTTAACATATGTTTACCATGGATCCCCTGAGAGTTTTAAAGATGATGCCATCTTTTCTGACTCGAATTTAAAACGAATCTTCATAATCTTTTTTTCACCAGCCTTTACGCCAATTGATTCGTTGCCTACTTTTTCCAAAGTGATGGGATACTTTGATAACGCATCTAGTTTTTCGTTCTTCACTGGATCCATCACTGTTGCTTTATAGGGAGGTTTACTTCCCTGCCCTGTAACTTTAATATATGGTGGATACTGTACTTCAGCATCCATCCAATCAGAGAGAAGATATTTTAACAACTCCTGTTGTTTAAATTTTAATAGTCTCTCTAATAATTTATCTCTCATACCTGCCATCATCTTCACACCAATTTCTTCAGTCTCTTTCTTGACTTCTGGATGTGTTCTAATATAAATCTTTCTTTCAGTGGCAGGGTTTGGTAACTTAAATCTAGTTATAGTATCTTGCAATAATAATTTGTATTCATTGGCAAGAGACATACCAAGATTAGTATCGATAGTACCAACACCTGGATTTTTAAATCCAATATCACCTGATCCTTGAGTTGCTTTAGCAGATAATCCCAGAAAGCCATTTGCTGGACCATCATTAAACTTAACTAATATATCAGTTGGATTCTTTTTCTGGTCTACGAATCTACCAACTGCTGATGTCATAGAGTTAGGTCTAGCAGTCCACCAAACTTTACTGACAAATCCTTTGTATTTATTATCTTTAGCCCAATCAATGAAATACTCTGCCATTGCTCTGGCTTTGCCTTCAGCATCTGCTACTTCTTCTGGCTTGGCTTGCTTTACACGCTGATCATATTGTAATTTAGCAGACGAGTCAAACCATTTATTACCTGCTAAAACATAGCCTGTATAAATTTCGTTAATGTCTGATAATACGGTGTTTGCAGTCACGAAAGTTCCTAAAAAGATCCCAGTAAGGATTATTTAGGACGACGAGATGCTCGTATAGTTCGCTGATATTTACGATCCCACTTAGCAATCTGCTGCATCAACTTAGGAATTGCAGCGTTATTACGGTAGTCGTAATTAAATGCTTTGAGGATGTAGTTTAGTGTGGAAGAATCCTTAGAGTATTTCGCTCTATTGATTAGTTCTTCTGTGGAGATGGTTGGTTTGTAGACTTTGAAATCAAGTAACACACAGTGGGCATATGCCTGAATTTCATCGAACTCGGAGAGATATCTTCTCTCAATGTTCTTCTTTTCATGTTTTACTTTCTTGTAAGGAACGATGTAGTTTGACCACTCGTCTCCTCTTCGATCAAATTGCATGAAGTGTATTAGCTCGTGCATTTGAGTTTGGATTATACGATACTTAAACTTGTTCCAAGTATCTTGTGTGAATGGGAATCTATCAAAAGCAGTAGTGTATATTTGGATACAGCACTGTCGTTCATCTGGTCCATATTCACCACCAACGGCAACATAGTTGTCGTACATTTTGGCTTTGGATTTTTGTGGAAGGAACTCAATCTTAGTTCTCCACTTTTTGAAGTAATTTGAAAGACCCTTACTATCGTTGCAATAGTTGTCTAGGTCTTGCCAGACTTTTGAAGGTATAAATTTTGCTCTGAATGGACGCTCTTGAAAGTTGAGCAGATCCATCCAATCGTAATTAGCGTTTTCTAGGAATTCAAAATTGCATGACATTTTACATCCCAGAAAGGCATTTTACATCTTGAAATTACTCTTCAAGAATGCGAGTACCTTTCCCTGCTCCTCTAAGTTAGTGTTACTAAACTCGGTAATATAAGGCATCAGTTCAAAGTTTGATAGTAGATTACTATATTTAGTTTCTCGCCCTCTTAGGAATTGCTCAGACTGGTCGGAACCACGATCTTTGTATCGTTGTTCTAGGACATCTTTAGTGGTCTTTAAATAGACTACTTGAAGGTCGGTATTCGGTAACCCCATAGCGAACTCCAAGAAAGACTGATTAAAGACTCGGTCTCCTTCGAATAGGATGTTACAGTTATGAGTCTGAATCCACTTCTGCAACTCAGGCTGGACTGCCATGGAAAGGCGATCTGTTCCAGCAAAGGTTTCACCCTCTTGATATTTACCAAGAATATAAAGATCCATCTCTTCATTATACATGGCAGATACCAGTTTGGCTGGCTCCACTTCGATCCATTTCTTATCTTCCATAAACTTACGGAATAGAGTGGTTTTACCAGTTCCAGGTTGACCACCTACGGCAATCAATTTACGAGTTTTCATAGGGTTGGTTACCTTTACAATATTAATAGTGTCACCGACACCGAATCTATCATTAAACATTTCGTGCTTCTTGTATTAAATCTTTCAATTCACCTTCAGTGAATACCCATACTCTTCCGAGAAAGTGATGAGTGTCGCTATCAACATTATGTTTTTTAGTGAATGTTGCTTTCTTAATTATATCTCGTGACAGATTCTTAGACAAGTTTTCTTTAATCTCGTCTGCATAGGTTGGAACAGTATCTTTAAGTTTCATTAACTCGAACTCTGATACTTTATGTTCAACTGTAATCTTATTGAACGAATGTGTATCAAGAAAGTCTTCCATATCGAATCCACCGAATGATAGACTACTAGAAGATACTGTACCAGCAGTGTTAATTGTAATACTACCAGTGGTTAAATTATTAGGTATATTTGTACCAATTACTGTAGTCATGTAAACATCTCCAATCCATTTAATATAGGTTCTTCATCTTCAAACATCCAATCCATATTCTGCATTTTACCAGTGTTAAGGAAGGATGTAAATTTTTCTTTATCAATACCATGTTTATGGTCTAATCTAAAGTCAATTGTTTCTTCTCTTGACTGCCATAGAACATTCCAATCAATACCATACCAACCATCTTTCTCGCACTGCATAATTTCTTCTGCTTGTCTATCAAGATAGTATCCAAGATACCTTCCATGACTCTTTCTGAATATCTTCTTGAAAGAACACAAACAGGTTTCCATGGTAAAGTAATCTATTTGGGAGTCCAGTTCTGGAAATCTCGCTTTCGTTTCACTGAGAATTTCCCTCGCTTGTGCTTCCAGATTTGAATAATCGACTCCAGTGAGTTTTCTATCCATATCGTTATCCCTCCCAATGGCGAGAAGTAATCCATTACGATGAGAGCGAGAGCCATCGTAATCATCCAGCATGAGGCTAGTAGGAGTGATACGCACACCAGCAGTATGCTTAAGATGCTGAAGATAAAACCAAGTGGAATAACGACCAAACTTATGCAGCCCAGACTTAATGCCTGTCCAGAGATTATTAAAGTTCTCTTCCTCAGATTGTCCATAGAATTCTTCCAGTTTTTCTCGTTGTGTCTTGTTACCAATAAATTGCTGATAAGAAGCAAACATCACAGGGAGATGTCCTTTGTTCCACTTTGTATCAGTCTGATATCTTAATCGTTTATAGTTGGCAGTGTTCCATTGAGTCATACGATCAACAGTTGCCAACTCGAAGTCAGGAAACTCATTCATGAGAATCCAAGCAGTTGGAAGATAGTATGTGTTACCATACAACCAACACAACCACAACTTTTGTTCATCGTTATGTTCGTATCTTTTGTTTAGGTAGTTTGTCGCCCATACTGCTGGATCGCAGTCATCATACTTCAATGACCAAGCATACCAACGAATGAACGCTTCTCTACGATTTTGTTCTAGTCTATAATCCATTATAATAAAAACTCTTCAAGTGAAGGTTGTTCCATTAGTGCATCTCTTAACCATGCCTTACCAACTGCATCAATCGCTGTTTGGCTCTTTGCTCTTTTCTTCTCACCCCACTTGTATGCTTCCAAACCCTCAGCACGGAATTGATCTCGTGCTTTGTATGGTGGAAGTGCTTGTAGTGGATTGACAATGGCAAAGTCACGATAAGCAATCTGTTCTGCTCTCGTTGGAAACAATGGTTGGTCAGATCTGAGAGAGCCAGTTGGATCGACTGCCCAGAAGATGAGACCATTTTTATTGTGCCATGTAACGGAAGATGGAGTGCATGACATTTTAAGTCGTTGAGTTTTTCTTTCTTCAACTGCGTATTTGATCCATGCATCCCAACACTTTGATGCGTAACCCTTACCTTCTTGTCCTTCAAGTGTAACAATCTCATACAGATTACTATAACCATCTCGATTAAATGTAGCAAAGATTAAACAAACGACTTCACCATTAACTTCAAGTGCCAGTGGAGGTGCTTTGTCATAGTTATGAAAGCGATACCACAATGAATGTGCAGCCGATAAGAACTTGGTGTTCTTACCAGCTGGACTATTTTTAATTAACTCTTCAACTCTCGTTGAGTTAACAAAGTTCATGTTGTAAGTCCACCGCATCTGCAATATCTTCTTTTTCGATAGTCATTGCTAGTTGGTCATCAAATGTAATGTAATGATTCATCAAAGTGTTAATAGGAAATCCTGGAACAAATGCTCGTTTTATAACATCAGCAGTAGAAGTAATTATACATCCATTTGAGATATTTGTCAAGTATAATGGACGCTTACCATTGCGATAAAATCTAATAACTTTATCAACATGCAACTCGATAACTGCAAGGCTAGAATCTTTCCATCGAAGCAGTGGACTAATGCAATCTTCTGCTGTGTGTAAAATCAATTCAGTATCGTTTTTAGTTTCACAATCATAGCCATAGAGTTCTTTCCAGTTTTCTGGTAACTCTTGAGTAATAACTCCATTGTGGACTACTGAAAGATTTTCGTTGGCAATAGGTTGATTGAATTCTAAATCACTGGTACTATAACGACAGTGACCAATTAGATAAAGACTACCATCTTCATTGACATAACTTGGAAAGTTAAATGGGAATTCATCGGCAGGTACTGGTCGCTTCTCAGTGATAATCTTTCCATGTTTAACATAGGAGATTCCAGTGGCATGCATTCCTCGAATCTTAGACTCAAGAAACACACGATGCAGCATTAAGAAATCCTCTGCACGAGGTTCTTTAATAATTGCTCCGACTACTGAACACATTAGAAGAATCCTTCAAGTGAGTTTGCCTTCTCTGCTTCTGGATGATACTTCATTAATGTATCACGACCAAGTTTAGATTCGAGGTATTCATACCACTCATCTGATTCCCACATTGCTGGGCTGACACCATTCCATAGATGTCGTTGAGAACCATCTTCATATTTTTGGTCTGGATGTTCTTTATTAGTTCTACGATATTCAACAAAGTCATAACGACAATCTTCATATTGTTTAGATCCTAACTCAAGCATCTTCTCACGGAAGTAAACAACCAATGAAATTCTTTCTGCTACTTCATCGAGCAATTCAATCTGAGTATTGCCATGCATTACTTCATGATTGTTAATGAGTAACAAATCTCCAGGTCTTGGATTAACAGCAACACGATACTCTGGCGCAACCAAATAACAACCTTTGTAGTTACCATTGTTGGTTAGAGTTAATAGATTGGATAGACCATCAGTAAAATCACCAGCGTCAAAGTGACAAGCAGTTCTGAAAGATTTATTAACAGTCACAGTGGTAAATGGAGTTTGTGGAACTAAGAATGCAGGATCTAGTTTCTTTGCTGCTTCCATCTGATTATTATATCGCCATGGCAACAAGTCTTTGAAACCTTGTGCAAGTTGCTGAAGGAATGGATAAGCCATAGCAAACTTTGCTGGCTCACGAGCAGTATAAGATGTTGCACGACCATAAGGAATTCGAGGATAACGATCGAACCAACCAGCAATACCAGACATAACACCATTGGCATATGTAGTTGCACAAACATATGCTTTCTCTACTCGTCTGGCTTCAGCAATCATTTCAGATGCATCTAGTTTACGAACTTTCTTGACCCACTCATTGAAGACAAAGTTATCTTTCTTGACTGCTTGAATACCCCAAACATTATTTCTTGTAGATGGTTTATCAGTTTTACCTTCATGCTTGGCTTTAATGGCTTCGATTGGATCTCCATCCAAAGATGCTTTTGGGTTTAAGAAGTAGTCAATGATTTCTGATTCATATTCAGTAACCCATTCACGATTACCCAACTTCTCTGCTCTTGGACCTGCAGCCATACCTCTGTTTTGAGTTTCAGTTGCAGCCTCACGCAAACCAATGTATGCTTGGTCTTGTTGTTCTTTGCTGAAGTAGTTCTTACGAAACTTCAGAACAATTCTTTCTTCAGAGTATGTTAGTTCTGGATGTCCAGGAATTTCTGGCATGTATACATCGCAGTCCTCTTCAATCAGGAAATCATAATGTGACTCATCAGGGAACTGTCCCAACATATGAGTCATATCAAGTTTCTGTTTTGCTACAATTACCTTTACCATATCTTTCTCCTAAAACTTAAATCCTTCGAACGATTCTGCTTTTTGTCTACGACCAAAATTACTTTTATCAAACATTGGTTCATCGTCATCGCTCTTTCCTGAATCACTCAGCGTCTGTGCCGATGCTTCTACATCATACAGTTTCATCTTCGCTCGATCAACTCCAATAACAAATCTCTTGTAGAATCCTGGATCGTTATATCGATTCTTCAACTGTTTGACAATAATCTGATTCAAACCTTCCAACTCTTCATTGCTGACCAAAGCAAACATAAAGTCAGCTGTCGCTGGCAAACCAAAAGATTCAGAGGTATCTTCAAGTCCTGGATCCGAGTTTGTGAATCCAGAACGAGTAGTTTGA